CTCTTTTACCATTTCTTCATATGGAAATGCCATGCCTGATCTATCAGATATTGCTTTTGATTTTTTTCCTCTTGCAAATGCCATTATGCTCCTGGGTAATAAGTTTTAGGTGTTATTATTGTACTAGAAGAAGAGCCGTCCTCTGCTAAAGCTCTGCCTAATTCATCTTCATAATATAGTTTCATGGCCTGCACTCTCTCTGGTGCATATTTTTGTGCTAAGTAAAACGCTAAACCAGATACCATGCAAGGCACAAATCTATAAGGCACGTCTGTTGCATCTGTGTATGTTGAGTCAACGTCTTGTATTCTTTTTACAAAAAATATATGCATGTCTTTTGTGGCTGCTGTTGCATCTGGTGTTGGATATACAGTGACAGTTGTTTTATCTATAAAACGCTGGACAAAATATTGAGAGGGAGTCCCTTTAGATAATTTACCTGATAAACTAGAATAAGTAGATCTATCAATCTTAGTCATTGCTGAATCAGCTTGAGTAGTCTGTGTTCTATTCTGTCTAAAAGTTGCCTCTAATATATCTGCAACACCAAAAGTAGAGGATCCGCTTGTGCCACCTACAGTAACTGATGAGGTGCCATCTCCGCTTGATCTGAAAAAAGTGTATTCTGCTTGACCTTCAATTAAGTCTATATTTGTATCTCCTATCTCCCAATAGTGTAAGCCTCTATTACCCCACTCTTGAAATAATATATTTAGAGATCTTCTTGCAGATCTTAATTGATATCCAGAAGTTACTTGTGAACCAATTCGTTCATAAGCCTCTGCTATTAAATCATCAACAGCAAAAGTTTTATCGAAAGTAACTGTGCCTGAAGTTGTATTGGCCATCAGCTACCTCCTTAATAAATTTTTTGAAATTCTGCTATAACCGTATACATGTTACCAGAATCAGCAGCACTTGGTACAACAAAGTTAACATCGCTTTGGTTACTATTGGATGACTTATCTGCTGGTATTCCACCAAACTCTCTAAAATCCCAATATCCTGCGCCAGTTAATCCTATGATAGGAATATCTCCATCAGAGTCTTCTTCATCTAAACGTGCAAAAGCGTCTCCACCATCGCCGCCTTGACATGAATACCAAACTCTAAGTAATCCTAAGTGAGCTACCGCAGTTCCATCTTCTCTAGCATCTAATGCTGAGACATCTCCAAAAACTGTAGTTCCGCCTGTTCCATCTGATTCGTTTACTATTTTAATAACAACTCTCTTATCGTTTTGTTGTAAGATAGTTGGTCCTGTTACTGTATCTGCCATGTTTCCCTCCTTAATTAAGAAACTGTGAGGGCCGAAGCCCTCACATTAATTATTATTGATCTGCAAACGCTGGTGCAGTTGTAGATGTTACATTACCAAAAATTTGATAATTAGTTGTGTCTTTTCCAACAATAGTTACATCAAATCCCTGTGGGACATTTATTTGTATCTTACTGTTTGAGTTTCCATCAGAAAAAACTGCACTTACTTCATTACCATCTTGGTCAAGAAATGTGACTCCACCAATGTAAAAATTTGAATTACCTGGAGTAACGATGATTGCGTCAGTCGCATCAGCAGCTCCTCCTGCATAAACAAATCTAAACACAGATCCAGCTATCGGAGCTGGAAGAGTGTATGTGTTATCTTGACTTCCATCTGGAACAAGTAAAATTCTTCCGCTGTGTGTTGCGTTTGTAAGAGTTACATCGCCATCAGAAAGACTTACTGGTCCATCACCAAATGTTGATACTTCAGTAATCGCTCCAGTAGTAGCGTTTTTACTAACAGTTTTAATTGTGCTCTCAGATCTTACTGGACCTGAAAAAGTTGTAGTTGCCATGATTAAATCCTCCTAGTTAGTGAACATAGTCTCTAGGCCGTCGACTATACGCGTCTATGTTCTAATATTAATTGTATAGTGTGATTTTTATACAACAGTTTTGTATAGAGCGCAAGAGAGCCTGCAGTGCGGATTGTTTTTTTCCAACGATGTAGCTTTTTGTTAAGTAGCTACAGAAACTTCAGGTGCAGCTTCATCTATCTTAATTTGCATATGCTCTTTTTTAGCTTCTGCAAGTT